GAGATGGTAATAGGACCTGCACTCATTGCATTATTACCTGAACCAATTACATAATCAGTTGAGATGGTATTTGACATCTCATACAAACCGCTGGTAGTTGTGTTGCCGCCAACGGTTCCATTAACCCAACCGCTACCATTGTATACAAGACCTTCGCCTGAAGACGGTGTTGTAATTGTAACATCACTAAGGTCATCCAATGCTGGCGTCACGTTGACAACAGCCCAAGAAGCATTGGTTCCATCGGTGGTTAAATACTTACCAGCATTGTCAGTTTGGCTAGGAAGAGCATCTACTGTTGCCCATGAGGTGTCAGTACCATCAGTGGTTAAAAACTTACCGCTATTGCCTGTTTGATCTGGCGTAAAGGCAGCAGCATCAATTGCGCTTTGAGCAGCAGCAGCTGCACTTGCAGCAGCATTTGTTTCGCTAATCCCTGCATTAGTTTCGCTGGTTCCTGCGGCTGTTGCGCTGTTACCTGCATCGGTAGCGCTGGTGGCAGCATCACTTGCAGAAGTTGCGGCAGCAGCTGCAGAGATGGCAGCACTGGCTGTTGATCCATACAATACATCAATGTAGTTTTTTGTAGCTACATCTTGTGACGCAGTGGGATCACCTACACCTGTAATCTTGTTTGTGCCCATCGCAATAGCGCCGGACATTGTGCCACCAGTCAGCGACAATTTCAATGCATCTGCCGTATCAACATAGTTTTTAGTGGCAGCATCTTGGTTTGCTGTGGGCGTACCCAGACCAGTAATCTTGTTGGTGCCCATTGCAAGAGCGCCAGACAATGTTCCACCAGACAGGTTAAGCTTTAATGCGTCAGCAGAGTCAACATAGTTTTTAGTGGCAGCGTCTTGGTTTGCTGTGGGTTCAGCCAAGCCTGTGACTTTATTGGTGCCCATCGCAATAGCACCTGTCATTGTGCCGCCTGCTAATGGAAGCTTGGTGGCAATAGAGTTGGTGATTGTGGTGGAGAAGTTGGCATCGTCGCCTAAAGCAGCTGCCAGCTCATTCAATGTATCCAAGGCTGCAGGAGCTGCGTCGATAACATTAGCAATAGAAGTATCTACATACCCTTTTGTTGCAGCGTCTGTTGTTGCAGTTGGTGTGCCAAGACCAGTGATCTTGTTAGCCCCCATTGCAAGGGCACCCGACATCGTGCCACCAGCTAAATTCAGCTTGAGTGCATCAGCAGTATCTACATAGCCCTTAGTGGCTGCGTCTCCACTATTGGTGGGTGCTGTAAGGTTTGTGATCGTGGCAGCAGTGCCAGCGTTCATGTTCAGGCCACCATTAATAACTACGTCATTAAAAGAGGATGAACCAGCAGCAGCAGTGATGTTGCCTGTTACATCACCTGTGATATTACCTGTCACGTTACCAGTGACATTACCAGTGATGTTACCAGTTACGTTTCCTGTTAAGCCTCCGACAAATCCTGTAGTGGCTGTAATCAAAGTTCCTGTAACCGCTTGTGCAGAAGAACCTCCGATAACTGCACCGTCAATTGTACCTGCATTAATATCAGCAGAAGCAATTGTGGCAGCTGTATTAACAGTTAAGTTTGTAGCTGTGATAGCAGCAGGGGTGGTGGCTCCGATAACTGTTGCATTAATAGTTCCACCTGACACAGCAGCAGTGGAGGCAATTAAGGAAGTTACAGTTGTGGTGCCTTGAGCATATACATCTTTAAATTTATATGAGGCACTGCCTAAATCTAAATCGTTGTTTGTTGCAGGTAGGATGGCACCGTTAGTAACAAATACTTGATTCTCTGGTGCGAAAGAAACCTCTACATTGATACCAACTCTGTTGTTGGCTGTATCAATGAAAACTCTGTTGTTACCATCAGGATCAGCAACAGCACCAATATAAGCGCCACCACCTGTGGAGCCATCGTGCTGGTGTCCGTTGATAACGTCAAAGGCGTCACGAATTGCGTTGAATTCGTTGTTGAGTGGTGTAGCACGTACAACAGCGGTAGGTACTATGTCAGCAGCAGATTGTCTTGTATATCCAGCCAATTATTTTCTCCTTATCGCCTGTCGTTCACAGAGTAGTTTAGAACGATACCCTGAATAGTGTGACTGGCGTTAGTGTCGTTTGTCACGTATTTAAAAGCCACTGAAAACCCAGAGCCTGAAATGTTTGTCTTTGTCACTGGTGACGGGTTGCCATCATAGATAGCAGCTGCGTCATAGATAGCTTCGTTGTAATACGCTGCAGCACCTTCAGTTGTTAACGTATAGTTAGCAGGGTTAAACACTCCCTTACTGTCATCAAAGTCATACGACACGCCTAGCAAAAGTTCTGATGAACCTTCACTCCGTAAGAATGTTGTAACGTTGTAGAAGTTCTTACGAATTGTAGGATCTTGGAAATAGTAGTAGGGTGTTTGATAGATGGATAGAATCTCAGCTCCATCAAACGACGAACCACTTTCTTGCAAATGCACCTTACCGTTAGCATCCCCGTGAATGATAATCTCATCAACACCAATAAAACCACTAGAGGCTGATGTTGCAGGTATGCCAAAGATTTGAGAATACTCAAAGTTAAATCCTTGAGCTGTCTGTCTAAGACCACCCAGCAATCCAAAGTTTCCTTCAGCAGGGATAAAGAATCTAAACTGAGATTTAGAGCGGAACACAAGTCCGGTCAAGCTCTCTGGGTTTGTACTACCTGCTACAATTTCTTGGATGATGGCGCTGATTGTAAATTGAATCTGTTTAGAGATTGTCTGCAACTCAACGTCACCGATATTCGCTGTACCTGAAATTGGACGGAATCCATCAGGACTTAGAAAGATCAGACTTCCCCCTAGTTCTATCACACTATCGGGAACTAAGCAACCTAGATTTGAAGTAACTTCACTTAAAACAAAATCAGCAATGCTGTTGCCTGTCAGCTTTTTAATCTGGTTCTTACCAAAGATAAATAAGCTGTCACGGAAAGCCTTGATCTGTACAATCTCATAGCCTACGTTAATGACACCAGCACCTGTGGCGGGGCTGTAATCAGCCTCATTTGTAGGGGCTGAAAAATATAAACTCTCTGGCTCACTAGGATCTCCACACAAGAACATGTGGTTTTTAAACACACTAGAATACTTAGGGGCTGCCGGAGCATTGGCATGAGTTAACTGTGTGTATGTCGTACCGTCATATGTGGCGGCAGGATTAATACCATCAGTTAACAGCAGCTTAGGAGTTCCCCAGTTAAATCTAGTGAACCGTACCTTAACGACACCTTCCATTGTAACTGTAGCTGGTGTGGTCACTGCCACCCAATCTTCAGCCGTATCGTCCCAATAAAAGAAATAATTATCGTTAGTGAAAGGGTAGGGCTTACGGCAGGCAAAGATATTATCATTGATGCCTTCGTAGACAGCCACACCCAGCACATTATTAATACCGGGAACAGTGCCGTAGCTATTGCTAAAGCCACTGATTCTTCTGTATCCACCAGTAATAGCAGGCTCGTAATTAATAAGCTGCGTGGCTGAGCCGGGCGTGTCTTCTCCTTGAGACAACACATCCCTGTTGGTGTTCATACCACCAACGCAGTTTATCTTGAAAGCATTAATGCGATCTGCCATTAAATAACTCTGCCGCTAAAGGGTCTAGTTGATAAAGCTGTTGAGGTTATATACAAAGGCTCGTCCAAATATAGGCGGCGCATTGTCTTAATACCTTGATCAAACCTGCTTTGGTGGATGGAGGCGCTCTGCTCATTAGACCGATACACCATCATATATACCATAGCGCCATCTAGAATCACACTAGAGAAGCGGTCAGGAATAATACATTCGTCAGCAGCTGCCGACATATTGGCAGGGAATGACCAGTATTTATATTCAATTTCGTAAGCACGGTCTGGAGGAGGTGTCACACCAAACTTCAGATCCTGTGTCTGAAAAACAAAACGAGTTGAGCCATAGCCAGAAGTTCCGTTAAGGTCATCCTGTGGGCGATGCTTGTTTAGGTAGTCAACATAGTTGAGCGTATCCAAACGAGCAGGCTGATTAATGTTGTCGAGTGTTTTGAGGTAGAAGCTCTCCCAGTCAACACTGGACATATCTGCAGGGAAGTCATAGACGTTTTGACCAACAGTCAATGTCTGTGTGTAAGTTTGCAGAGTGAAGGGCCACTCCTGTGCCACATGCAAGATTTCTCTAACGGATGAATTGATAGCAGTTTTAGCAAGCGCCTGAATGTTACGAGCATTAGGAAACTCAGAAGAGTCCATCGGAACTTCACCTAAGCGCTGTAGCAATTCATTCGTTAAAGAAAGATAGGTAGCCATAGTTGTATAGAAATAGAAAGAAGGAGCCTCCGCTAAGCAGAAGCCCCCTCTTGGTCAGCGTTTAGGCAACGTTGTAAGCTGCAGTCACGATGCCTTCAGGACGAAGGATCTTGCGACCGTACAAGTGCATGCCACGAACGATGTCAGCAAAGCTGTCAGGATCACGGTAAGACTCAGTCTTGGTGATCTGCTCAGCAGTTGCAACAGCGCTCTGATGACCAGCGGTAAGGATACCGTAGTTGTCGTCCTGCTCAGTGGTGCCAGCAGTGCCAGCGCCTGTACCGATTTGCGGCAGGTTGTTGGACACATACACTTTGAAACCGTGCAGGTTGTTCAACACCAAACCGTTTTGCAGGCCTGAGCCGCCGAAGTCACCGTTCAACAAGCGGCTGTCTTCGTCCTTCAACATTTCCATGAAGATAGGATCGACAACCAACCAGCGACCGTTGCTGTCAACAAACTTCTGGTCCAACAAGCGAGCCATACGAGCAACCAGCATCAAAGGTGATACGGTGGCAGTAGGCATGGTCGTTGCGCCGGGGAGGCGAGGAGCCAAAGGAATAGAGCCGCCAGTGGAAGCGCTAGTCAAGTTTGTGAATGACTCACGGAACAGCTTATTAGAAGCCAACAGTTCGTCAGCACCAGCGGTGGTGTCAGCCTTGGTACCAGCAGGAGCGGTACGTGCGGTGTCAGCAACGCCGTTCTTTGCAGACTGTTTGAAACCAGTCAAGTAGCCCAGAACGTCTTGGTCGTAGTTGTCACGCAGGCGATAACCAGCACGTTCGGTAGACAATGACATCCAGTTCACGTGTGAGTGAGCGGCTTCAATGTCATCAACCTTGAATGCAAAGTAGTTACCTTGGTCAACAACCAAAGTGAAGTCGTTGTCGTCGAGGTCATCAGGGGCAATAGTCGTGCCACGGTTGTACGCTTTGACAGAGATTTCAGGTTCTTTAATGATACGAACGCTGTCACCATAGTTAGCGATTTCACCGAAGTAGTCGTTATTGGTGATGGCTTCTACGATAGAAGACTTACGGAAAGCAAGTTGAACCTGCTTGGAATAGATTACGGGGCTGAAATTGCCATTAGGCAAGTTCGTGTAGCCCGATGCGGATGGGAAAGCCATGATATTTCTCCTTGAATTAGGCTTAATTAATTCACTTGAATATCTACCTAGGGCCGTCCTCAATTAGGTGGTTAATACAGAAAGTTCTAGATGCTCTCTGGATTAACGGCTAATGGTCTGGGTTGTCTCGTAGCCTATCGACAGTGATACTGTGGACAATTATTGTCCGGTTGGGATGTGGATTTAAGAGGTGGTTTCCTAGAAAAACGGCTCTATAATCCTAAAGAGGGGAGGGGAGAATCCCCAGCCCCACATAAGTTATACAGAAATATTTAACTTCTGTCAACTAATTTTTAACGTGCATTACCACTTAAGTCGTACACAAACTTACCAGTACGAATGGCTGTGGTAATTTCTTCCTGACGTTTTGCATATTCGTCCATTGACATCTTGTCCACTTGGCTCTCATAGATGACGCCTTCTGTGCTGGAAGCTGTCGGGGCTGATCTAGTACCTCTACCAATAGCAGAGGCTACATCTTTGTCAGAAGTTTTCTTAGCAGTCTTAATGCCTTTATCTGACTTATACAAATCAATAGCCCTAGCTGCAGCCTTCGCATCTGTATCATTCTCATACAGTGCTTGCTGTACCCAACTAGGCTGTTCTTCAACCCACTCATGAAACTCATCTTCATCACGAATATCTCCAAAGTCTGGATGCAGGCGCATCAGTTCAACCTCTGCTTTTTGACGGGCGTTGTTGCGCTCAGCTTCGTCAATCTTCTTAAGGCGATCTTCAATACCTGTTGCCTGTTCTTTAGCTTTCTTGATTGCGATTGTTTCAACAATCTTGTAGACATCAGGGTATTCTGATGCCCAAGCATTAAGTTCATCCTCTGACTTAGGAAGTCTAATTTCTTTTTGAGCTGTCTTTGTCAGTTGCTCTTTTAAATCATCAATCTGCTTTTGCAAGTCATCTTGAATCTTTTGGCTGTGGCGGCGTAGGTCGCCGTAGCGCTTCTTGAATGTTCTCTCTTCGGAGCCTTCTGGTTCTCTCTCATCATCGTCATCTTTTGGAGTAGGGTTTTCTCTAGCCTCTGTTAAAGCTTTGATCTCTTCTTCAGTTTGACGGATACGTTCCTCGCTAGCGTTGCGGCGTCCAAAAGCAACCACTGGCTTTGCAACTGGTACAATAACTTCACTCATATTTTTCCTTTAAGTTGGGGCTAACTGTAGCAACACATTTGTTGGGAATTAGGTAGCCATTGACGGTGGGTTGTTGTTTAGTATTGGTCAGCCCACCACTGAGTCCAATATTCGTATTATATATTATTTACGTTTAGCAGCTAAACCTTTTTTAGTAGCTTTGGGTTTTGTAGGACGTTTCTTAATCAAGCCACCTTTAGCCCAATAAGAACCTGCATCGTACCCGGTTTCGTTTCCGTATCCTGTTCCAGCGCCACCGTAGTCAAAGGTGTCATTGTTGGATGACCCTGTGCCGCCAGAGCTATCACCATAATAGGTGCTGCCCTGTCTAGCTGCTCTGGCTTTTGCTTGTTCATTAATTCTAGCTGCCTCTGCTCTATCTGCCTCTTCTCTAGCTGCCTCTGCTCTAGCTAGTGCAGCCGCTGTTTGTTGAGCTTCTTTTGCCGCTTTCTCAGCTGCCTCTTTTGCTGCAGCTGCTCTAG